TTTTCGGCCATTGTCACCCCTTAATCGGCTAAAAGTTTTTCAAGACGTGTAGTTGCTGAATCATTCATATCGGACAGAGCCTGAGTCATACCATCCACTTGGTCATCGTATGTCCCTTTCGGGAAGTTAGCACACTCATCAATACAAAATTCAGATTACCGCCTCATATCAAACAGCTATGCTCTGCCTTGCATCGGATCGAGAGCGGGGAACTCAAAAGACTTATAGTGTGCATGCCTCCTCGGCATGGAAAATCCACAACAGTATCTGAGCACTTCCCAGCGTGGTATCTTGGTCGGAATCCAAGTGATCAAGTTCTTTTCTCTACCTATGGCCAGAATCTCGCATCGTCGTTTGGACGTAGGGTAAGGAATCAACTCTTTGAACCGACATTCCGGAGCATTTTCCCGAACTGTCATATTTCCTCTGATTCGAAGGCCATCAATCAATTCACGACACAAGAAGGCGGGATCTACAATGCCGTAGGAAGGGGTGGCCCGATCACCGGAAAAGGCGCGAATATAGTAATCCTTGATGACATGCTCAAAGACAATAAGGATGCTGAAAGTAAGATAATTCGAGAAGGATTCAAGGATTGGTATCGGTCTACACTCATCACGAGACTAGAACCTGACGCCGCTATCATTTTTATTGCGACACGTTGGCAAGAGGATGATCCGATTGGTTTCGTATTAAATGAATTCGCCGACGATGGATGGGAACAGATCATATTGCCAGCCTTGAGTCAGGACGAGACAATCGCACTCTGGTCCGAGCGTTATCCAGTCAAGAGACTCCTAAAAATCAAAAAGGGGCTGACCCCTTATTTCTGGAACGCTCTCTATCAGCAGCGGCCATCAGCGCGAGAGGGCAATATCCTCAAACGAGAGTGGTGGAAATTCTACAAGGAATTGCCCAAGCGATTCGATAAAGTGATCCAGTCATGGGATATGAGTTTTAAGAAGGGTGAGACCAATTCTTTTGTTATCGGCCAGGTATGGGGAAAATTGGGACCCGACAATTATCTGATTCATCAATTTCGGCGACAAATCGGATTCACCGATACTCTAAGAGCTTTTTCGCAATTGACCAAGAACTATCCCGAAGCCTATCGCAAATTGGTAGAAGATAAAGCTAATGGGCCCGCAATCATGGATGCCTTGAAAAATAAAATATCGGGTATTATCCCGATCGAACCCGAAGGATCAAAAGAGGAACGAGCGAGCGCTATATCGCCAATTATTGAAAGTGGAAATGTCTATTTACCGGATCAAGAGTTGCAACCTTGGATATTGGAATTTATTGATGAGTGTGCTAACTTCCCGAAAGGGACATACGATGACCAAGTGGATGGTATGACTCAGGCTCTGTCCGATATGAATGATTCAGCAACTACACGTCTTGAAAAACTTTTAGCCGATTAAGGGGTGACAATGGCCGAAAATAAAAAACAAGCCCTCGTGGCAGATGGCCTGGCAAACATCATAACTGGTCTCGGTGTTCTAAATAAGGATAAGCGGACCGGGGCACGGTATCAAGAAAAATTCCTGAGACGTGAAGACGTTGATCCCATCTATCAGTGCAATGATGTGGCCGCCAGGATCGTCGATCGGGTCCCGGAGGAGATGACTCGCGAGGGATTCCAGACTTTCGCTGATAGCGAAGAAATCACTGATCAAATTCAGATAATTTTTGAAGATATGGGTCTCGATAAAAAGATCGAAGAAGGACTCAAGTGGGCGCGTCTTTATGGAGGCGCTGGTCTTATTATGGGTGTCCAAGACGGTCAGGAATCGGACCAACCAGTTGCCGTCGACAGTATAAAATCTCTTGAATATACCACAATCCTTGATCGCTATCGATTAATGCCAAACGGAGCAGCGGACATAGATGGAGATGTGAAATCAAGAAACTTTGGTAATCCTATCCAGTACACACTGCAAAACTTACACTACGGCGGCGTCAATAAACCTACCGATCAAATCGCTCAAAAACCCATTCATTTTACTCGAGTCGTTCGTTTTGAGGGCGTCCCGGTGTCTTGGCAACAGGAACCATTCGTGGATTGGTGGGGTGATTCGATATTAAGCCGAGGAATTAATGCGATCACAAATTATTCGTTAGCGCATGATTCGGCCGCGTTGATCGTGCAAGATTTTACGCAGTTGCTGGTCAAACTCAAGAATCTGTCTGATATGATTGCCAGCGGTAAGGAAGACCTCGTTCAAAAAAGACTGCAACTCGTTGCGTTTTCGGCGTCGATCATCAATGCGCTCGTTGTCGAGGACGGCGAAGAGATCGAACGGAAAACCACGAACGTCGCGGGCTTGCCGGATCTGTTAAAGATGATCAACGCAAGGCTCGTCGCCTCGACTGATCTTCCGCATACCGTACTACTTGGAGAATCTGCCGGGGGCCTTGGATCCACCGGGGATTCCGAGAGGGGAGATTTTTTCGGTCACATTAAGAATCAGCAAGAGAGTATTCTTCGACCGATCATCAAACAGATTTTGTGGTATATTTTCGCTGCGAAAGACGGCCCCACCAACGGAAAAGTGCCAAAAGAGTTCACCATTGAATTCAATCCCCTGTTTCAAATGAGCCAAAAGGATCAAGTAGAGATCCATAAAAACCAGTCAGAAGCCGATGCCAATTATCTCGATCGCGGTGTGCTGGATGCTGACGAAGTTGCCGAGAGCCGATTCGGTTCGGGCCAGTTTTCCATTAATACGACATTGGATGAGAAAACAAGAAAGGCTATAAACAGCACATCTTCGACAGAGGAGGCCTAATGCCTCAATCACAAGCGATCCGATTCGATCAGATCGTACCCGACATTATCCAACAGAAGACAAAGACGGCAGCGATGCGAGGTCGCAGGTTGATATTGCGTCAGACGCCTAGATTTCGTTCTATCAAAAGCCTTGAACGGACTCAGCTAAGGGAGCTCCGACCAATGTTGGATCGCATGCTGAGTGTCATTAGGGATTTGGTTATCGCGGCACTGCCATCAATCATCCAACAGGTGCAAGCTATCAGACCAAAAGCAGATTCGGCCCGGAGCGATGATTTCTCCGATGACATCAAACGCGCAATGGACGAGTCAAAACTTCAGTTTGCGAGAGAGTTTACACCCGAGGAGATTGCCGTCCTTGCTAGAGTACACGCTGAAAGGATTTCGGCCAAAAACGCAGCGGATATAGATAGGATTTTCGGAGCGGTGCTTGGTGTTGATATAGCTAGGGTAGAGCCTTTCTTAGCGACTGAAATCAAAGCGTTTGTTCAACAGAACGTTTCGCTTATTACCTCAATTCCCAACCAATTCTTTGACCGTGTCGAGCAGACAGTCATCCGGGATGTTACGGCCGGCAAACTGGCACCTGAGATCGCCAAGGACATTCGTCAGGCCCATAATGTGAGTAAGAGTAGGGCCGCACTAATCGCTCGAGATCAGACGAACAAATTTAACGGGAATCTCAATCAGCTACGCCAGACCAATGTCGGCATCACACAATATCGGTGGCAGACGTCACTTGATGAGCGGGTAAGGCCAACGCACAGATCAAAAGAGGGTAAGGTATTTTCATGGGACGATCCGCCTGCGGACACGGGGCATCCTGGCCAAGATATAAATTGCGTTCCAGAAGATGCTAGTGTTTCACTCCACGCGCTCACAAAAAAAGCGTACCGGAGATGGTTTAGCGGCGAATTGACCAAGATCGTTTCGGAAGCGGAAGAACATCTCTACACTACACCGAATCACCCTGTGCTCACGCTCAGAGGATGGATTCCTGCGCATCTCGTCAAAGTGGGCGATTATCTTGTTGAGACAACCGGAAAGCACTTCGATGGTCGGGTAGAGAATCCACAATGTCGGAATACCAAGGCCAAGGAGATGTTTCGTACGCTTCGAGAAGTTGGCCTTCATCATCGGATTACCGGGGGAGCATCTCGGTTCCACGGCGATTCCGCAGGAGAGGATGTCGATGTTATAGAAGTCCACAGGCGCTTGATGCACAAAGGGCAGACCAAGTCTCTTGAACTCATCGATCAAGATCCACTCACCATCGCCGACAAGTCTAGAACGGCTTCTGGCCATGTTTCGACGGACGGTATCGCTCTTCCGTTTTCCACGGACAGCTGCATTAGCCTGCTTAACCCAAGCGAGCCGTTGTCGCGGCGTGGCATTCCACATGCGAAATATCATGGCTTCACTTCTACTACGTCGTTGAATACCGCCCTCGATCAGAATTCGACGGATCACAGTCCGACTGACACGGAATCGTTTAGCGATGGCCAACTCGCTCGAGCCATCTTGATAACACCGGATGATTATATTTTCAGGAAGGTTAAGGCGGTTGTGCGCTCGCCGTGGTCCGGTTGGGTCCATAACTTCGAGACCATAACCGGATGGTTTTCAAGTGTCAACCTAGTGATTCACAATTGTCGATGTACCGCGATTCCTATTTTTGAGGAAGAATAGTTTGGGTGAGAGGGACCTCTTTCCAGAAGATAGACCACCAATTAGAGGCATAGCTGAACTCTATCATTAAAATGAAATTGCGTCATCGGACAATTTGCTGTAACAATGAGCTATGTCCGTACATCGTTTCGATCATAGTCGTCTCGACGGCTCTCATATCACCTCAAACGGATTTCTCAAAGCCGACGCGGTGCCAACACGTTCCGGAATATTTGTCTACAAGATGGGTGACGGCAGTATTAGGCGGGAATTGCGCCATCCCGAAGAAGTTTTCAGCGCCGAATCGCTCAAGACGCTGACTGAGGCACCTGTTACCAACGATCACCCTGAATTTCCAGTCGATGCAGAAAATGCAAAACAGGTAACGGTCGGTTTTACGGGTTCCGATATCACGCGGAAGGACAATCTGGCGCAAATGCGCCTCACTATTTTCGACGCCCACACCATTAAAGAGATTATGAATGGCGAGAAACAGGAATTGTCCGGCGGCTACCTGTGTGACGTGGAAATCACGTCGGGTGAGTTCAATGGAGAGACTTTTGACGCGGTGCAGAAAAATATCCGCTATAACCATCTGGCCGTGGTGAAGGTCGGGCGGGCCGGACCCGAAGCGCGGATCAAACTAGATTCGGCGGATGGTATTATGATCGACAAGGATGCTCCACCCCAGAACGATTTGACCAAAGACAAAATTGAGGAAACCGAAAACCAGATCCGGGCGCGAGTTGCACAGCCCGGCCGATTCGAAGACGGCTCGTTCCGGTCAAAAGACTTGGGTGATGGAATCAGTTTGATTCTCGGTCGGCTTAAAGGCGAGACCACATTGACTGATCAATCGTACAGGTTTAGCAAAGCAGAAGGTTGGACATTGTCGAAAGCGCGGACGTGGTTGACCGAACATAATATTGAGATTATAGGAGACGCCAGTCATCTTCGAACTCGAATGTGTCCCAAGAAGAAAAAAAATGCTGGTGATACCGAAGATTTTGATATAGATTGTCGTTGTAACCGTAATGGAGAGGAGCAAACCATGGCGAAAATCAAGATTGATTCTGTAGAATACGAATTGAGTGAGGCCGTCGCACCCATCGTCGCCAAGAAACTCGATGAACTATCCCTGGCGAGCACCGATGCCAAAAAGAAATTGGAAACTCTGCAAGGCAAGGCAGATGGTCTTGAAGTCGAGCTAAAAAAGCGCGACGAAGAAATCAAGACTCTGAAGGAGTCAACACTCACCGAGAAAGATATTCTTTCCAAGGCGAAAGGACTCCAGCATGTCCATGATTTCGCCAAGAAAACACTCGGTGATGAAATTAAGATCGACGAGATGGAAATCGCGGAAATCAAAAAGCTCGTCGTCCAGAAAGTCCTACCCGATGTCGACATGAAAGAGAAAACCGATCTCTACATTGACGGCGTCTTCGATACCCTGTATCAAAAAGATAAGGACGCTGCCGGCGATGATCTCAAGATTGCCTTGGCGAACGCGAACACGAACAATGGTAAACTGGACAGCGCACAAGAAGCCCGTAAGAAATCAATGGAGCGTTCCCAGAAACTTTGGCAACAGGGCGACAAAGAAAAAGCCGCTTAACGTATAGGAGGATATCATGTCTCAAACTTCAGTTGATATAAACCAACCAGTAGCGGTGAATGGCCTTTTGGCCGATGCGTCGGGCCAGCCAAAAACGGTAAATACTTTCAACAACCCGGCAGTGGAAATCCCATTCGGTCGAATGGTTGCAAAAATTTCAGCAGATGACAATGGTGTGGATCTTCCTACAGACGCAGGCGACTTACTCGTCGGCATAGCGCTCAGAGATTATACCGTTGCGGAAGGCGACGCGACAGCGGAAAATGCCTACAAAATCAACTCGGCAGTCGCAGTATTGAGACGAGGACAGGTCTATGTCGAAGTCGATGAAGCTGTTACGCCGGACGATAATGTCTTTGTCCGACACACAGCAAATGGCGGCTTAGATAAATTGGGTGTATTTAGGCAGGATGCTGACACAGCTAGAGCGGTTGCCGTTCCAGAGGCCAAGTTTCTAACGAGTGGATCGGCCGGTGAATTAGTCATCGTGGATATGAACTTGCCATAATGAGTGCGAGACTTTAAGATAAGGAGCGATCATGCAAAATGAATTACACCTTGATGCGAACGAGTTAATCTTCTTCGCGCGACAATTAGAGTTCATTAAGGCCCGAACCTTTGATATCGTCTACCCCGAGCTCAAGGCACGGAATCTACTCCCTGTATCATTTGAAGCTGGACCGGGCGCAACCTCAATCACCTACAGACAGTTTGACCAAGTTGGCGTTGCAAAGATCATCGCTAATTACGCGCGTGATCTGCCCAGGGCGACCATCAAAGCGAAAGAATTCACCTCAACCATCAAATCATTGGGCGCCTCTTATGGGTATACCATCCAGGATATTCGTGCAGCGGCCATGGCCGGAGTGAATTTGGTGCAAGGTGAGGCCAATGCGGCCAAACGGTCGATCATGCAACGAGAGACCAACATCGCTTTCTTCGGAGACACTGAGTTCAACATACCGGGTTTCTTCTCTAATCCGAATATTCCTACGGGCGCAGTACCAGCGGATGGTGTCGGATCCTCAACTTTGTGGGCCGATAAAACACCAGATCAGATCATCAGGGATGTCAACGAGCTCATCAATGATATCATCACCGTGAGCAAGGGCGCTGAAATGGCGAATACTGTGGTGCTTCCGCTTAGTCGATTCACTCTTATCAATGTGACTCCTCGGAGCGAGCATACCGACACCACGATTCTTCAATTCCTGCGGGCAGCCCATCCTCAGATTGTGCTGTGGGAATGGCTGAACGAACTCGAGGATGCGGGCCCGAGTGGCGAGGCGCAGATGGCAGCCTACAACCGATCTCCTGATAAGTTGACGCTTGAAGTTCCCATGGATTTCGAGCAGTTTCCTCAACAGACAGTCGGATTGGAGTTCGAGGTTCCCGTCCATCAACGGATTGGTGGAGTAATCGTCTATTATCCACTGTCAGCCAACTTTGCTTTTGGGATCTAATTATGGCGCAAGCGAATTTGATGATCCGGTATACTTTACCGAACATCTTCCGGATCGGACCGAAACGGTTTTATCCGGGCATTAATGAAATAACACCTGAAGAGTGGAAGGCCATCAAAGACCATCCCATGCTTCCTCACAGATTCGAGGTAGGGGCCCTTGTTTGGGTTGATGGAAAAGGCCCTGATGATTTTCCCAAAAAGCCGGCAGACGATGCCAAAGACGATCCGCAGACAGACGATGAAGAGGACACTCCCGAAGAAAAAGGGGCCTCGGACAATCCGCTTGATGGTGTGAATGTTAAGGCGACTCGCGAAATTATTGAGGAGACTTACGATCTGGATCTGCTTGCAAAATGGAAAGACGGGGAAACCCGGAAGGTCGTGATCTCAGCAATTGAAAAGCAAGAGAAAAAGATCGTTCCTTCCCCGAAGACGAAGAAGAAAAAGATTCCTGAGATCGTAAAATGAACACATGGCTATTACCTCTACTGACGTTATCAATGTTGCTCCTGAGCTGTCGTCTGTGGCAACGTCACGGATTGACGATTTTATCGCTTTCGCGAAACCCTACATAAATTTTCCTCTCTGGGACGATAAGGCCGATTTCGCCCATTCTCTATTCACAGCACATCTCTTAACCCTCTCTAACAACACCGGAAGCGCGACGACAAACGTCAAGAGCGAGAAGGTCGGTGATCTCTCCAGATCATTCGAGGGCCCCAAGTCTGACGAGCTGTTGTCGTCAACATCTTACGGATCGATGTTTCTATCACTCAGAAGGAGTTTGTTGATAAGTCCTATTGTGATAAAGTGCTGATATGGCTGTCTTGAAAGATACCGATCGCGGATGGAAAAAAATTCAGAGAGAACTCCGGATTATGAATCGCTCATTTGTGAAGGTCGGAGTCCTATCCGATGCCGGCAGATTCCCGACAGCAGAGGGTGGAGCCAATATCGCTGATGTCGCAACATTCAATGAGTTCGGAACATCCACCATCCCTTCCCGGCCGTTCATGGGCCAATCGTTCGATAAGAACCGGCGTGCTATCAATCGATTTATTGTAAAAAAGCAAAGCGATATCTATCAGGCCCGCACAAGCACTCGTCGAGCTCTCGATTCCTTGGGGATATTCTTCGTCGGCAAAGTCAAACAGATTTTCACTACAGGCAAATTTCAGCCCGTAAAACCGGCAACGGTTGCCCGCAAAGGGTCAACGAGGCCTCTAATCGATACTGGACGCCTCAGAGCCTCCATTAACCATGAGGTCAAACTCTGATGAGTATCGAGACGCTTATACAGGCATTCGGCAAGACCGTCACAGTGACTCGATTCAGTGCAGGCGGATACGTCGATGGAACTTATATCGCGGGCGGAACGACTGTGTTGTCACCGATCATGAGTATCCAACCGATGGGTGGCAAGGAACTCCTCAATTTGCCAGAGGCCCAACGCACTAAACGATTCGTCAGAGGCTATACAGACACGGAACTATTCACGGCAGATCAGGTACCATCGAAAAAAGCTGATCTCGTTGAATCCGAAGGAGTCACTTTTGAGGTGCAGAAGGTTGAACGTTGGTTCAGCGAAGGGAATTCGATTCAGCCTTTCTTTAAGATTTTGATGGCAGAGGAGAACCCAACGTGAGTGTAGCCGCCCTAAAACCAGCGCTGTTCACATGGTTGACCCGATCTCTAGGGGAAGCCCACACTTTTACCATCACGTTCGACACAGACTTCGTGACGGGCAACGTCATAAACGGATCATTTGACGCCGAGGCCATCGATCCGGTCTCGTTTGATACAGATCACGATACGACCCTTTTAGCTTTGGCGGCTGAGATCCAAAAGAGATCCACGATGTTCAAAGTGACTGTAACGGATGCCCGCGAACTCACTTGTATTGGATCTGTGAATGGCAATACGATAACTGTCGTGGGCCCGACAGTGACCGGCGGGGCGACTCAGGCTGTAGCTACCGTCGTTACTACCACAGCGCCGATTCTTGTTGTCGTCATATTCGCCGATCAGAATTCGCCTCGACCAAATTTACCATATGCAGTGGTCAGAATCGATACGATCATTGATGTTGGATTCGATGAGGTTCGTGAGATCGATTCAGTTACCAATATTGCAACGATCGGAGGCCAGCGCCAAGCAACAGTGACTGTGGATTATTTTGGTCCAAATCCACTCGTTGAAATTACAAAAGCCTTTAATGCACTCGAAAAACAGAATGTCCTGGATCAATTGTCTGCGTCTGGAATCGCAATACTAGACAAAAACGATATCCAAAATCTCACCGATATGTTAGAAACTATATTTGAAGAGCGAGCTTCCTTTGACTTTTTTCTCGGCTTCGCAGATAATGTCGAAGACGATCTCGGAATCATAGAGAGCACCGAAGTGACAGGAGAATATTCTGGAGGCATTACAGGAGTCATTGTTCGCGGACCTCTAGTCATAGGCGGTTAACAGGAGGATGAAATTATGAGCGTTCCAATTTCTACCATCGTCAACGTACAAATAAGTCGGCAAACGCAGGCCGTGACCCAAGCCGGATTCGGCATTCCATTGATTTTGGGTGATGAAGATACCAATTTTGGTGGAGAACTAGTTCGATCCTATCTGAATATCACGGAAGTCCTCGATGATTTCACCTCCTCAGATTCTACCTTCAAGGCAGCCACAGCAATTTTTGCACAATCGCCCGCAGTCACAGAAATTAAGATCGGGGCCGAAGGCACTCGAGTCGCTCAAGTAGCCACCATCGTTTTCAGTGCGCCTCTCATCACCGGCAATACGATCTCGACTTTTACAGTCAGTTCGGGTGGTCAACTCTTTCCGATCACGGCGACGCCATTCAATACGGATAACGATACTACTGTGGCCGACCTCGCTGCGAAATTGCTTGCGATCGCGCCATTGGCAAGTGCTGTCGTTAGCGGCACTGATACGATTACCATCACGGCGGCTAAACCAGGTGTCGATTTTTCAGTCACTGCAATCACGGTCACAGGCGGGGTCTCACAGGCGACCGTCGCGATCACCACGACCGTTGCAAACGTAGGCGTGGCCGACTTTCTAACGGATATCTCGGACGAGGATGATGATTGGTTTGGGCTCATCTGGATCGAACGAGATGAAGATCAGGTGGCGACGGCAGCGGCAGCCATCGAGACACGACGGAAGATTTTTGGTACCGCCTCGGCGGATACAGATATTCTCGATGCTAATGATACAGATGACATTGGTACTACCCTGAGCGCAGCCAATTTCGAGCGCACATTCGTGATTTTCAATGCCGACACGTTTGATTTCGCCGATGCTGCATGGATGGGCAAACTCTTTCCGTTCGATCCTGGAAATGCGACCTGGAAATTCAAAACCCTATCCGGGATCACAGCAGACACGCTGACCTCATCGCAACGAGCCGCTGCGGATGGCAAGAACGTAAATCTGTACGTCAGGATCGGCGGCGTGGACATGACCCAAGAGGGTGTCATGGCCTCGGGTGAATTCATCGACGTGATTCGTGGAGTTGATTTCCTACAGGCGAGACTCGAAGAGGCGATCTTTTCACGGTTGGTCAATCTGCCGAAGATCCCTTTTACAGATGCAGGGATAGCGATTATCGAAACTGAAATACGAACCGTCCTTGAGAATGCGATCAGGGAAAGCATCTTATCGGATGATCCACAACCTATTGTAACAGTACCCAAGGCCGTGGATGTGTCGGTAAATGATCGCGCGGAACGGTTATTGCCAGACATAACATTTGAGGCTCGATTAGCTGGTGCGATTCACAAGACCACAATTCAAGGAGTTGTGACTGTCTAAATAGGAGGTAGCAATATGGCTGTTAAAACCTACGATCCAAAACAGGTCATCATAATCATTGGTGGTAATACCATGACAGGATTCGCCGATGGGACCTTCGTAATTGTCGCACGGAATGAAGACGGATGGAGCCTACAGATTGGGACCGATGGCGAAGGGACCCGAAGCAAATCAAATAACAAATCCGGGACAGTCACCTTCACGCTCATGCAATCCTCTGACTCCAATCAGATTCTCTCTGCTCTTGCAGCGTTGGACGAATTATCCAATGCAGGGGCCGTACCCATCATGGTCAAGGACAATTCCGGAGAATCATTGTACATCGCTGAAACGGCATGGATCAGGAAATACGCAGATTCCGAGTTCGCAAGAGAAGCGGGGCCCCGAGAGTGGGTTCTTGAGACGGACGTCCTAGTCCCGAATATTGCAGGAAATTAATAAAAAGGAGGCGTTATGCCATTAACAGCTGATAGAGAGGCTGAACTTATCGATCTAACCGTGGAGGTTGTCGATCTTGTAAAACCACACATGCCATTGAGCGATGAAGATAGAATCTTTTTCGATTCTGCGATGACAGAATTGATGAGCGAAGAACAATCCGATGAGCCAGCGGCCGAAGAGCCAGAGGCTGGAGATACACAAGCCGAAGAGCCCACGCCAGAAGAACCCCCATCTGATCCTACCACCACCGAAACAGAAGGGGGATCAAGTGGGCAAACGAACTGAAGAATTTGAAGTCTCAGGAACACGATATGCGACGACTCATTACTCAACGGGGAAATCTTTGCGGCTCTTTGCTAAGCTCGGTAAGATCATGGGAAAACCCATGGGCCTTATTATTGGAGCCGGACAAGATGCAGAGATTCAACCGGAGATGATGGGGGATGCCTTAGAGTCTCTTTTTGCCTCAACGGAACCCGAAGAATTTGAAGACTTGGTCAAAGAGATCCTGAAGGGAACTCTCATCTTCCCCGAAAATGGTAGCAATCGAGAAATTGTTTTTGACGCGGACTTCTCGGGTAAGATCGGAGAACTGTTTCAAGTCCTGAAACACGTATTAATGTTTCAATACGATTTTTTAGGAGACCTCGCCGGAATTACCCCCGCAGCTCCGGCGAAGCGCAGGACGGCGGGCCGCATCAAGGCATTATAGCCCCTGACGTGTCTTGGTTTATCTGGCGGGTGGTGTTAGAGCGCATCGCGTCGTTGGAGGAGATCGAACGACACTGGTCGATTGTGGATCTTGCCGATGCGAATGATGTCCTAGATTACAAAGACGCTCTACGCTCTGCCGAAATGGCACGAATGAACAATAGGAGGTAGAGCGTGATTACATTAAGCCAAGTCTTTCCATTCTCTTCAGCCTCTTTGTTTCTCGCATCTTTTGTTTTGTTGCTTCAGAATGTTTCGAGTCTTTGTGGAAACATGAAACGATCCCTTTTTCAATTCGACTTTTTGACATTTTCTTTTTGGTCTCTTCAGAGTGAGTTTTACCATACATTGGATGATCTGGGCCCCGTAAGAATCCCTTCCCTGCGCGTTTTTTTCTTATTTCCGCTTTTTGATCTTCAGAGAGTTTTATTCCTTTTTTTGGGCTTTTTCGACCGAGTGCTTTTTGACGGATTTTCTCTTTTGTGGCCTCAGATTGTTTGCGACCGAACATTCCGTTTAGTGGACCGGGACGGCTCGCGGCAATTCGCTTACCGAATCCTTGAACTACGAAATCAGGGAAACCATATTTATTCCCGCCTAATCTCCGGTTCCATCCTTTCTCTGGATTTGCTGAATCGTATTTTTCGATATAATAGGGATCGTTTCATGTTTCCACAAAGACTCGAAACATTCTGAAGCAACAAAACAAAAGATGCGAGAAACAAAGAGGCTGAAGAGAATGG